ACTCATTTCTAAATAATGCCCTTGTCTCTGCTGATGCCTAAATAATTAAATAAAGAGGTGAGAATGAATGTCAGATGTTAATGCTAATATCAGCGTTAGTATTGACACGTCTGCAGCCCTAGGTGAATTAAAAAATCTACAAAGGCAAATCTCACAATTCCATAGCCAGATTGCAAAATCTTCGGCATCCGCTGTTATCGCACAACGAAACCTGCAGCAAGAACTTGTTAATTCAATTAATGCTACAGGTCAGTTTGCTGCCCGTATGCAGACAATTAAAACATCTGCAGAATCATTCACGACATCACTTGAGAAGAACAAGTTCTCAATGCGTGAATACTTTAGATATGGTGTTGCAGCATCTAAATCATTTGGTAAAGTGTTTCAAACAGAATTTGAAACAATCAATAAGGTTGCTGAAGAACGTGTAAGAAAGTTACAGACACAATATATTAAGATGGGCAGAGATGCCTCTGGAGCAATGAAGGCAATTGCCGTAACACCACTTGCTTTGGATATGGAAAATCTTGGCACAAAGACAATGATTGCTGCTCAGCGTCAGCAATTGTTTAATCAATTACTTGCACAAGGAACGACCAATTTAGTTAATTTTGGTAAGAACACTCAGTGGGCTGGTCGCCAGTTGATGGTTGGTTTTACAGTTCCGTTATCTATTTTTGGAACTACAGCATCCAAGGTATTTATGGATCTTGAAAAGCAAGTAATTAGATTCAAGAGAGTTTATGGCGATATCTTTACACTGCCATCAGAAACTCAGGCAAACCTACAAGTTGTTAAGACTTTGGCAGAAGAGTTTACAAAGTATGGTGTAGCAATTGCTGACACTATGTCAATTGCTGCAGACGCAGCAGCAGCAGGCTTCCAAGGACAAAAGTTAGCAGAACAAGTTAAGGCTGCAACAAGACTTTCTGTTTTAGGTGAGGTAGATAAGCAACAAGCATTGCAAGCAACTATTGCAATTCAAAGTGCTTTTAAAATGAATTCAGATCAATTAGCAGAATCAATTAACTTCCTTAACGCAGTAGAAAACCAATCTGTTGTAAGTCTTCAAAATTTGACAGATGCTATTCCAAAGGTTGCGCCAGTTATTCAAGGTCTTGGCGGAGACATTAAAGACATGTCAGTATTCCTTGCAGCAATGCAAGAAGGTGGTGTTAATGCATCAGAAGCAGCAAACGGATTAAAGTCAGCACTCGCATCTATGATCAACCCTACTAAGGCTGCAAGAGAAATGCTCAAGGGTGTAGGAATTGATCTCAATACAATTGTTTCTAGAAATGAAGGAAACATTATGCGTACTGTACTTGACCTTGCAGATGCAATGAAAACCTTGACACCACTTGCAAGACAGCGCATCCTCGAACAACTTTTTGGAAAGTTCCAATTTGCAAGAGTATCAGCACTCTTTGATAATATTGCACGATCTGGATCGCAGGCATCACAAGCACTAGAATTAGTAAAAATGTCCTCTCAAGATTTAGCAGCAATTGCAAATAAGGAATTAGGGGCAATTGAAGAAAACTCTATGACAAAGTTTAAGGCAGCGGTAGAGTCATTAAGAGCATCTATTGCTCCTGTAGGAGAAGCATTCCTCAAGGTAGTAACTCCTGTTGTGGAATTCTTTACCAAAGTTGCAGATAAGTTTAATAATTTGTCAGATGGTAGCAAGAAGGTTGTGACAACACTCATTGCATTATTTGCTGGTGTTGGTCCAGTTGTACTTATGCTCGTTGGTCTTATTGCTAACTTTGGTGGACAGATGCTAAAACTATTTGGATTAATTCGAAACGGGTATTTAAAATTAACTGGTCAATCTAAGTATCTTGGAGAACAGACACAATATTTAACAAGTGAACAAATGCAAGCGGAGGCTGTAGCACACTCACTTGATCAGGTGCATGCTAGACTTACACAAAGATTTACTATTGAGGCAAATGCTGTCAATAATTTGAAGAATGCATATCTTGGTGCAACCGCTGCAGCAAGTTCATTTGCATTTAATAATCCAGGAATGATGCTTCCAGGTATGCGTCAATCTAAGAATTTTGCAGAAGGTGGAATTGTAGTATCAGGTCCAGGAGGACCAAAAGATGATATGGTTCCAGCAAATCTTTCAAATGGAGAAGTTGTATTATCAGTTGACACAGTTAAAAAGAATCCAGGAATTATTGCTGGCCTACTTCAAGGTCGTAAGATTCAAGTTCCTGGATATGCAGCAAATCCAGGTAGTGTTGTTGGTGGAGTGTCAACCCTAAAGGGTTATGGAAATGCAACTATTTATCTTCAAGAGTGGCTAAACACTATGATGGGGTCTACTACTGGTCCTGGTGCAAAAATGTCAGATGTTCTTGGATCTTTAAATCAGTCTGGTGGTGCTGCAGCATCTCCACTTCTTGCAGTTATTGCAAGAGACTTAATGAAGCCATTAAACAATCCTGCAAACTTTAAAGATTTCCAAATTATAGGTGACAGACTTATTGGAGCAGCAGTTGCTGCATTACAAGGAACTGGAAAAGAATTTGTTAAGGATATAGATTTTGAAACAACTGTTGTTCCAGCAATGAGAAATGCAGCAAAAACTTTACAGGTCGGTGGAGAAAATATTGCTGCTGCATTTGATAGAGCAGTTGAAGAAATTCGCACTGTTGGTATGGTTGGTGTTGGTTCTGCATCTCCTGTGGGAAGAGTTGCAATGCCAGGATCTTACAAGAATGTTGCAGGTGCTGCACAAAAATTTGCATCTACTGTCAATCCTGATGTATTCCAAAAGCAGATTGTTCCTAGTGGATCTTCAAAGAGTGGATTTAAGAATTTATTTAGAATGAAGGATATTGGTGGAGATTCATTTGTAACTGCAACGATGGCACACATCGCTCCTTCTATTACAGCAACTGTTCAAGAACTTGAAGCAAAGATGTCTTCTTATATTAAGGGTGCTGGAGTTAGACTATCTGCTATTGCAGAAAAAGTCGGTATGACAGTTGGAATTAAAACTGTTAATGCTATTAAGCAAGGCGCACAAGTTAATTCACCATCAGATGCCACACAAGATGTAGGACAAGAAATTGATAATGGCTTGATTGTTGGTATGGAACAAAATGCACCATTAGTTAAGGCTGCAGCAGAAAGAGTTGCAAACCAAGCAATTGTTGGAATGAGAAACACAGGACTCCTTGATAAAAATGGAAAGCCAATATTTGTTTCTGAAACTGGCGCAGCATCTACAGGAGATACTGGTGGTGGACAAAGCACATTCCTTGGAATGCCAAGTTTCCCTAAGAAATCATTTAGACAAAAACTTTCTTCTGGATATAAAAACTTTAAATCACAATCATTAAGAGCAAAGGCAGGTATGGTCTCTGGCGGTGCAATGAAGTATGGCATGGTTGCTTCTGGTGCGGTATTAGCAGGATCAATGATGCCAGGCCCTATTGGTCAAATTGCCCAAGCAGCAGCCCCAGCAGTTATGGGACTACAATCTCTTGCAATGGCTCTACCAATGCTTACAAACCCTATTGGAGCCACTGTAGCGGGTATTGCAGCAGTTGCAGCAGGATTTATGTGGCTTAGAAAGAAGCAAGAGGAACACATCAAGGCACTTGAAGAGCAGGGTAAAAAAGAAGCAGAAGCAAGATTTGGTAGTGTTAATTCAATCAATGCTTATTCTAAATATATTGGAGATAAAGCACTTCCTTCTGAAAGACAATTCAATAGAGTTGGAGATGCAAGATTTATTAGTGCAGATCTTGCTAAGGCTGCAAACTTTAGAAATTATTATAATACTGCAGGTAAAGCAGATGCTACAAGACTTACATCTAGAATTGGTAAAAGTAATGCAATGGATGTTGCTGCCAAAGATGTAGCAGTAAGAGCAGCAACATTTGGACTATCACCTGCAGATATTGCAGCAAATATTAAGGCAGCAGCAGAACTTGCTGGAGTAAATGAGATCCAACTTAAGGGTAAAATTCAAGAACTCCTAGTTGGAAAAGATGGAAAAGATATTACAAAAGAACCACTCACTATTGATGCTAAGATTAACTATTTAAGCAAAACATCCCAAAGTGGTCTCTCTATTATTCAACGTAAGATTGGTGAAATTGTTCAGCCAACAATCAATACAAGTGGTGTTACAGATGCATCTACTGCATGGGCAGCATCAGCAACTTTGACAATAGCAAAACAAAAAGCACAAGAAACTCAAATTAGAAATACAAAGTTTGCAACAGTTTCTTTAAATCTAGCAATGGAAGAACAGAAAAATTCTTTGGCAATTCTAAATGCACAGTACGTAGATGGAAAGATTTCTGTAGAACAATACAATGCAGCATACGCAGCACAGATGCAAAATTTTGAAAATATTAAAAAGGTTGCAGATGATCTTGTTATTGCTCTAGATAAGTTTGATCCTACTGGCAAAGCATCCGCTGCTGCAATTTCAGATTTTGCAGACCAAGCATTTGCATCATTAGAGAAAACAAATAAGAAACTTGCTGCACTTCTTAAGAAAACTATTACTAGTGGAATTCCTAAAAAACTACAGACAAGTATTTTAATTGCTTATGCACAAGGAAGTTTGCAGCCACAAGATATTTTACAAATTCAAACATTAATTAAGGATATGCAAGGCAAGACATTAGAACAAAAGATTAAGTTCGTTGCAGATTTAACTGGAATTACAGATTCTGTCATGAATGTCCTAAAGTTACAGATTGCAATGGAGAAGGCACTACAGGCTCAAAAAGAATATGATGCAGCCAAAGCAAAGGGTGGTAAGGCAATTGGAGGATATGCATACCGTGCTGCTCAAGCAAGAAAAGAAGTTGAAGCATTAAATAAGGCAATTGAAGAGGGTGGAAAAGCAACCAAGGATTCCCCAACACCACCAGGAAAAACTGGAATTGATGGTAGTGGATCAGGCACAAATCCTAATGCTTTTATTGACGACCTGCTTAAGAAATTAAAGGATTTTAGAAAGTATTCTATTGATGCGACTAAGGGTGTAAGCGGATTTATAGCAGCACTCAAGGGGGATCTATCAGGATTCAATGGAACAAATGAAATTCTTAGATCAGCAAAAGCCACACAAGGATTTATCGATATTGTAAGTGGTTTAGATGCAAAAACATTTGATCAAGTAAATGGTAAGGTGGGTAGACTATTTACAATTGCTAAGGATGGAAAGGTCGTGTTTGGCGATCTTGGTCAGGCAATACTTAAGTTTACTAAAGAAATTGAACTTGGCACATTTGCTGATCAACAACAACAAGTAGTTACAAACTCTCAAGAGCAGATGACTGCATATACAAAATTAACTTCTGCTGGTTTGTCTGCTACTAAGATTACAGAACTCTTAGGCAATGCTGCTCTTACAACAGCAATTGCTGCCGAAGATATGACAAGTGCAGATTGGTCTAACTTTATTAAGGGTGCCAAGGCAGCAGAGTCTAGTGTTAAAGAATTGGGTAAAATATTAAAGATAAATGCATTTAATGCTGCACAGGAACAAGAAACAGCAGCAGATGTAATGAATCAATATTTTGCTGCACAAGAGGCAATTGCTAGACTTAATGCAAGAAATAAATTCAAGGCTGATCAAGGAATGAGTGTAGAGGCTTATCAACAACAAATTGATGCAAAACAAGAACTTGTCGATAAGGCTCAAGAAGATGTTGATAAAGAACAAAAGAAGATTGACTTAATACAAGAAGAAGTTAATCTATTTAATAGAGCAGCAGACTTGATGAGCAGGGATGAAGAAAAGATCAATCAGGCTTATGAAGAAAGAACAAAGGCTATTGATGATCAAATTTCTGCACTTGAAGATGTTAAAAAGATTAATCAACAATTACTTGATCAACAAAAACAACAAACAGATTTAGCAGGAGCATTGTCTTCTGGAGATATTGGTGCTGCTGCAAAGATTGCTCAAGAAATGAGAGCATCATCTTCTCAAAATTCACAGCAAGCACTTATTGATAATTTGGGTAATCGTAAGAAAGCACTCGAAGTGCAAAAGCAAAAAGACCTCGACTCTCTTACACAAATGGTCAATGGAAAACTTTATACTCGTACTCAAATACAAGATGAAATTCTTAAAAGACAAGATGAGATTTATGGAATCGAACAGGGATCATTAAAGAGTGCTCAGGATAAATTAGATAAGCAACAACTTGAACTCAAGAATATGCAAGCGATTATCGATAAGTATAACAAAGAGATGAACGTTGCTATTCAAAATATTACTAATTCAACTGGTCAAACTAAAGCAGAATGGGATACGGTACAAACTGCTGTTGAAACAGTTACAGAATGGCTTGGCGATGCACATATGCTTGGCATTATGGATGATGTTGCTTCAGGAGTTTTATCTATAGAAGCCGCTTGGCAAAAAGTAATTGCAGCAATTAAATTAGCAAATCAACTCGCAGCAGCAGGTGGCGCTGGCGGTGGCGGTGGCGCTGGTGGCGGAGGCGGTAATGGCTGGGTAGACCCATCAAAGCATCCAGAACTTACTACCTTTACATCTACACAGCAGACTATTATTGATAAAGCAGGCGATGCTGCTGCAGAAGCATTTTTAGTTGGTAATGATGCTAAAGCAGAACAGATTGCTGTACAGGCTATGGCAGATCTTGCAAAAGCACAAAAAGTTGATGCCAATACAAGTATTGCTGGAACCCAACTTGGTTCTGCACAAGTTGTTGCTGCAAGAAAACAAATTCTTGGATACTTAAGTTCTGGTGGACTTGTTCCTAAGTATTTCTCAGTTGGAGGTTTTGCAGCAAGAGGTTCTGATACAGTTCCTGCTATGTTAACTCCTGGAGAGTTTGTTATGAATAAGTACGCTGTTCAATCACACGGTATTGATAAAATGAGAGCAATAAATTCTGGAGAATCAATTGGCAATTCAATGTATAATTATAGTATAACCGTTAATGCAAAATCTGACGCCAATCCTGATGATATTGCAAGAACAGTAATGTCTCAAATTAGACAAATTGATGCTCAAAAACTTAGAGGAGTAAGACAATAATGGCAACATCATCCTATATGCTTGGTAGAAAGCAATATGCTAGACCACAGGCAATGTTATGGGCAGACAATCCTGGAACATTGGTAGATGGCCTGTATGTTCCTAATGGATATGAAGTTGGCGGAGATACAGGTCTTGAACAAGACTCCAGTTTGTTTGATCAGTTTTTAATCCTTTCAGATAATAATCGTGCACCAATATCTATGACGCCAACAAGAATTGAAAAGCGTGAAAGAATGATTAATGGACGAATGAGGTCTACTCACATTGCAGATAAGTTAACATTATCAACATCATGGAACTTACTACCATCTAGAGCATACTACACAGATCCTCAATTTGGTTTGACAACAGGTAAGTCATCGATGAACAATAATCGATTGGCTGAACATACAACAGATGGTGGCGCAGGCGGAGTTGAACTTTTGGATTGGTATGAAAAACATAAAGGATCATTCTGGGTATACCTAGCATATGATAAGTATTCTAATTTTGGAAAAGACGACGAGGCCTATGGACATTTAAGTCAGTATAACCAAATTGTAGAAATGTTTTTTACAGATTTTTCATATTCAGTTGAAAAAAGAGGCACAACCAATTTTGATCTTTGGAATATTTCGGTCTCTTTGGAAGAAGTATAATGTTTGTCAATGAAGAACTTCAACAGTTTCTTGAAACGTCATCTACTATAAGAAGCCAATCGGCAGTCATTGCTGAATGGAATATGAATATTGCAACAAATATTAAGCAAGTTGGAAACTACAGATATAGGCCATTAGATGATGCTGGCACAAAATATAAAACTATTCCAGCAACTTTCGATATTAATGATGCAGGAAATTATTATACTGGTGCCACAGATGCTGACATTGTAATTGATGGCGGTATCGATGATTCAGATCAACCAATTCTATTAACATCAAATAAAGATAAAGTTAAAATGCTTTATTCTTTGGAGGATTGCTTTAATAGATTTAGACCACGATCTGGTATCAATAAGATAAATTATTTTAATACTAAGCATATTCATCACTCCAATATTGATATGGCTCAAAGACCAAGATATTATATGTCTGATAAAAATGATGTATTTAAGTATTGGACTTCTTACAGAACAGAAGACGGTAAAGAACGAGGTATTGCAAATAAACTATCTAATGGACAATATTTTATAGATGATGTAGCGCCATATATTGTATATAAGAAGCAGGTGCCAGCAAATAGAGTAGTGGTAAAAATGCAAACTAATGTTGGGTCAATTGATCTAGGACCTTTTACAGGACCAACAGGATCTATTTCTGACCCACTTTATGGTACAGCAAATCAGACAACACCAATAAATTGGAAGATTCAGTATTTGAATGATAGTAATAATTGGGTCAACATGATAGCCTTTAATGGTGCCTCTAAGCGAAAAGACGGTACAAAGGTTATTAAGGAAGATGGCTATGTAGAATTAGCCTATGGACTTATTGTTCCAGACAGATATTCAGATATTTTTATTAAAGCCGAAGAATTTGCAAATATTGTTTTGTTACCTGAAGAGGCATTGGACGGATACGCATATCTTATTAGGGCAAACGAAGATGAGGTGGGAACATACTATATTTGGACAAACGGACATTATGAAACTTTTACTCCTCAATATGGATGGTACCTTCAAGAAGAAACTGTAGATAGATTAACAAACTTTGTTACAGATCTAACTTCACCAAGTCAGTATACAAGTTCTTCTAGTGGCAAGAAAGAATATAGAGAGTTTTCTTATATCAATGGACTAAGAGTTGTTGTAGATACAATGAATAAGGTAGACTCGTCCTTTGATTTGATTGAATTATCTCCTAGACTTACAGTTGATTTATCTGGAAAAACTATGGATTTTACTGTTACAAAAACTGCTGGAGATATTGGAAGCAATGGTTTACCAGTAGGGCAACTACTTGCTGCTACAGGCAACATGACTATTTTTGATTATGATGATTCTTTTAATCCAAACAACTCTAACAGCATTATCGCTAATTATGCAAATAATAATATTCAAATTAAGTTCTATGACATTGTTGTTGATGTCAACGGATATGATTATTTTATTCCAGTAAAAACCATGTACTCAGAAGGTTTTCCAGAAGTCAGTGTTGGTAACAAAACTATTACGCTATCACTCAGAGATATGTTCTTTTACTTAGAATCTATTATTGCGCCTCAAACCTTGGCGACCAGTGCATCACTTAGTTACGCAATATCTTTATTGCTTGACTCTATTGGATATTCTAATTACGTATTTAAAAGAATTCCCAATGAGCCAGAACTTGTCATTCCATATTTCTTTATTCCACCAGATAAGACTGTAGCAGAAATTCTAAATGATCTTGCTATATCAACACAAACAGCAATGTTTTTCGATGAGTATAATAATTTTGTTCTTATGAGCAAAGAATATTTAATGCCAAGCATAGAGGATAGATCAACAGATATCACTCTATATGGTTCGGACGGTATGTATGATGATGGCGTAAGAGAAAATTTATCGACCTCTAGAATTTCCAATATCATTGAAGTTTCTTCACAAGAAAATTCTGTATATAACGATGGAAAGATTAATTATACAACTAGATACATCCAAAAGACATTTGGTTCATTAAAGCAGGCAAGCATGATTGATAAGGATAAGACATGGATCTATAAGCCTGTTTTGCTTTGGGAGGCAGTAGGAACAGATTCTACCAAGTCTTCTAATGATCAGATATCTTCGCAATCAAGTTATGTTCTTGGAGCAATTCCATTAAACTCAACATTGACAGATGTTGTTCCATATGTTGCAAATAATCAGATTCAGAATAATACCATTGATTTGGGAGAAGGGGTTTATTGGCTGACTCGTAATTCTGGATATTTCTATGCAAATGCTGAAATTATAAAATATGATGCTGTTCAATATAGCGTTAGTGGAATTGGAAATGTTTGGATAAAAAATGCACAAGAATATCAAAACTATTTTTCAAAAATTGGATTCAATGGAAAAATTTATCCAACTGGTTTAATACGTATTTATGCTGAGCCAAATTGGGAAATTATAAATGATAAATATGTTCTAACAAATGGACCAGTGGCAAAACATGGACGTGGACAGTTTGGCACAACTTCAGTAGTACATAATGCGGGAATCAGTTCGTACTGGTCTGACAGCAATACTGTTAGAGGATGCACAATGAGTTCAGAATACCTGTTTAGCCTTAACAGTCAGTCTACAGGAAGTACGCCTTATGTGGTTGGCGCAGCAGGAGTCAATAACACGCTTGCAAAAAGATCAACTAGAAATGGCATTATTAAAAACTTTTTATCTAATACCTATATTTCAGAAGCAGATGTAAATGGGTATACCTCTCCTAGACCAGGAACAATTCAGTCATCTGCTCTGATTCTAGAAGGCCCATCTTTTAGCACAACTGAAAAATCAATCGACTTTATATCTTATGTTCACAAACCTCTTACAAATAAGTTTAAGCATTTTGGAACACGTATGAGAATTGTGGGTAAGATTGAAAATAATGAGACACGTGGTCAAACTCCTATTGGCAGTGTTACCTATTATGTAGTTACTGGCTCTCAGCCAAATCAAAATATTAATATTGGTGGTGGTTCTGGTGGTTTGGCAGTCATGCTTAATCCAGAAACCAATAACGGTTACTATTTTGAGATCGTAGCACTGACAGAAAATAATATTGAAAATTATTCAAGTGCTCCAGACACACTTCACAATATTATCTTTTATAAGATTGGGAAAAGCCCTACATCCTCTGAGGCTATTCCAGTTAAATTGTGGGGAGGACTATCTAACATTCTAGTTGATGATGGTAAATTTACTGGCCAATATAGAATGACTGGAGAAACTAACCCAACCGTTTATGACTTAGCAGTAGAATATCAGGATATTGGATCTTTAAGAAGATTTTACCTATACATTAATAATAAATTAATTACTACGGTTGATGATAATAATCCGCTTCCTGTCTATAATAATATGGCTTTATTTACAAGAGGCAATACAAGATGCATGTTTGAAAATATTTATGCTTTGGCAAACAACTATGCTCAGAATACAACTTTCGCCCTAGATACTCCAACACTATCTGCAATTAATGATTCCGAAATATCTGCAAATGAATCTTTTTCAAAATATGCAATGAGTGGAATTATTCAGTCAACCTATCTTTCTGGCATTAGTCCAGCAGAGCCACCTAAATATAATATGTACTTTGAAGAATTTGGAACAATTATGAGAGAGGCTTCTTACTTTAATGTTCGATATGATAAGGCTTATCCAGCATTATATGCAAAACTCTCTCCCACATTTAATAGAATTAAGGGATATGCCGTTTCTGGATTTAGGGCTGGATCATACGGAGCAGAGTTCCTAATTTTTAATGCAACGGATACAGCACTAAGTTTGGATGAAACAACTGGAAACTATTTAAGAATTCAGGGAATTACATTTACACAACAATCCCAAAATGAATTAACTGTTGATGCCTATTATCAAAAAACAGGGGACTTCACTAATCCAGATTTTGCTGGTGTTGATTTTGTTAAATCTCCAACCAAGGCATCTCAAGAGTACGAAGACATTAAGGTTAGTAGAATTACTTATGGTAAAAAAGATTTTACACTAGATACCCCATACATTCAGACACGAGATGACGCAGAAAATCTTTTGTCGTGGGTAATATCAAAAGTATCTAAGCCAAGAAAATCTGTTGGATTAAAGGTTTTTGGTTTATCGACTATTCAGTTGGGGGACATTGTGAATATTGTGTATAAGAACTCCGACGGTATTGATCAGATAACTCCTGAGTCTACACGATATGTTGTGTATAATATTGAGTATGCAAAAAATGCAAGTGGTCCAGACATGTCAATTTATCTTAGCGAGGTGGCGTAATGGTTAGTTCTACACCAAACACACCATCGTCAACTCCATCAACCTCATCTTCTGGGGTAAAAATTCCAACCACAGATATCATCCTGTATAACGATGAATCTACTCCAATCGAGGTAATGTCTGATTTAATTTTTGAAGATATTGGTGGGCAAGAAATAATTAATATTGCAAGAAATGATTTAGTGAATGGACAGAAGGTCATCTATCAGCCAATTAAAAATTTAACTAGTTTGGCATTTCAATATAACCCTCAAAATATTTTAGGGCTTCAGGATACAGCGGATTCATATTTTAATAAGTTTTCTATTAAACTAGAAAATACAATCCCAGATGTTGGGACTGGTCCAAATGGTGAGACAGTTTATATCGATCCAGACTCTGGAGATTTAGTGATTAATGTTATTAATTTAAATAATGATGAACAGGTCGAGGTTCAAGTTCTTAACGGTGGGACCATATTTAATGATACAATATATGAGGTGGAATAATGATAACTAATACTGGTAAAAATATCTTAGCAAAATATCTAATTGGGCAAGCACCCGCTTATGCTTCACACATTGCCATTGGTTGTGGCGCTAGACCAGTTAATACCGACGCTACTCTGGGAGATTACTCAGCCAAAAAGTCTCTAGATTTTGAAATGTTTAGAGTTCCGATTGTTTCACGAGGGTATGTAAATGAGGGGGGCGTTGCAAAGATTGTTCTCACTGCTGAACTTCCAACTGAAGAACGATACGAAGTAACAGAGGTAGGAGTATATTCTGCTGGATCAAATCCAGTTGCAGGAGCCTATGACAGTAAAACTATTTATGCTTTTACACAAGATGAAAATTGGGAACATCATAATATTTCTACACAGACAGCAACCTCAATTCCGATTGTATACGAACCGTTAGATGGATCAGACAGCGACAACGTTATACATCAGACATACTCTGTTTTACAAACAAATGCAGATAATAAAATTTTTACTAACCCTGATAGAGTTGCCAGATATGAACGTTGTAGATTTTTTAACAACGTTGTTATGATGGCTGGAGATTCTGGAAATCTTACTGTTCAAGATGGACACATTGTTGTAGATACTGATACATCAGATCATATTCACCTAACTGGAGCAATCTTAGATTTCAATAAAAATGCTCCAACTGATGAATTAAAATTTGCATTTTCTGTTGCTAACAAGGATGGTCAGTCTACTGCAATTCCAGAATCTATAAGAGTTTTAATTAACTTTTCATCTACAGATGTTTATGGTACTGGAGAGTATGCAAAGTTCGAGGCAGTTTTAAATGCTTCTGACTACGATTTTGAAAACAATAGATATTTTGTTATTACTCGTAAACTAGAAGAACTAATTAAAAGTAATGGATTTACTTGGGCTAACGTAGACGTTGTTCAAATATTTGTTTCTGTTATTGACAACGGAGAACCTTCATCTGACTTTTATGTCTGTATGGATGCAATTAGATTTGAAAACACTAATACAGCAAACTCTTTATATGGTATGACTGGGTATTCTGTAATTAAAAATCTAAATGCAGCGCCAATTGTAAAAATTGCAAATACTACAAACTATGTAGAATTTCGATTTGCAATGGATGTACAATAATGCCAACTCCAGACTCAGGAATAAAAAAAGTAATTATTCCAAAAAAATCTTTGCCAGCAATATTTGGTTCTGATCATAAATATATTGTTAGATATCGAGTTATTTCTGAAGATAGAAATAGATTTTCTCACTGGTCTGCACAATATAAAGTTTCTGCCCCAGCAATTTCTGCAATTAATTATTCAGTAATTGTTGAACAGGATGTAAGTGTTGTAAGATTAGTTTGGGAAAAAGTAGAAAATGTCTCAGATTTTGATATTTATGTACAATGGAATGGCGGTTCCTGGGAATTTGCTGGGTCTACAATAACTAATAACTATACTGGTTTAATTAAAACTAATGCATCTAGTTTTAAATTTGCTGTACAGGTTCCAACATTTCCTAAAAGTAGATTTTCTACCTCTACTTTGTTTGAGACCGAAATTACAGAACTTTAATGGTATAATAGAATAATGGCTAAGATTCCACTACCAGAAAGAGGGCAACCGCTAGACGTTGCTTACCTATATGAAATGGCAAATGCCATTAACGACCTATCATCACAGGTTTCACCAGCGATGTATAAGTATGTTACAGTAGACACTCCTGGGGTCGGAAAACAGAGCGTAAAGGCTTCAGAGGCACGAATTTTGGGTGGGTATATAGATGTTGTATCAAGTTCTACTAAATCGGCTGGAAATGAAGTAGCGTTTTCGTATGACTTTCCAGCAGACTTTAAGTATGCCCCTATAGCAACCGCAACTCCTATTAACGTTGGTGGAACTGATGCTGGTAAAAATGTTACGGTAGTTTTGAAAACTGTCACAACCTCTAAGGTAGAGGGTATTGTTAGATTTAATTCAACTGGAGATTTGTCAGTTGCTGTTAACATTATTGTGATCGGTATACCTAACTAATGCTAAAGTGTTCTAAATGCAATAAAAGAATGTTTATAGATAGAAGGTTTAGTGAGCCAGGACATCTAGAAACATATTGTTTGGCTTGCGGATCACGAAAATTTTATCATCCGCCAGAGGATTCAGAAGAGGGACTATGGCTGTTAAAAAAGGAACAATTGAGAGCGAAGGCTACAATAACGCACCTATAATTCCTGGCAACAAAAAGGTTTGGTTTTTAAATGGTGATCTTGTTAGGGTACATCACCTAAACAAGTCAAATGGAATTATGTCTGTTTATAATATTACAAAAGATCAGATTGAAAGTTGTTTAATCAATGATTTTAAAAATAAAAGAGAGAAGGCATATACTGTTGGAGAAACAGCAGAACTTGTTAATAGACATAAAAAATATATGCCAAGCCTAATGAAACGTGGAGTTATTCCATTTCCTATGGGTTCTCAAAAAGGTGGTGCAAGAGGATTTCGTGTTAGATCATATTATTCGCAATCGCAGGTTTATGAGATCCGTGATATACTTGCTACATACCATATTGGTAGACCACGAAAAGATAATTTAATAACAAATGATATTACTCCCTCACGCCAAGAGTTGACAAGGCGTATGGGAGAGGGTATACTTACATATACAAGAACTGAAGACGGTAGATTCATTCCAATCTGGTCTGAGTCTATTTAAAATAGAAGGGTATGAAATGGAAAACGAAACAACAAAGGTTAATGTAACCTTGGGATATACGCTCAACCTTGGAAACTTTCAATCACTTAGACTTGATCTTGGAGTCATTGATTCAAAGCGTGATGGAGAAAATACAGAGCAGGCCTTTGAGCGTGTTTATAAGTTTGTTGAAGACAAACTAACTGAAAAAATTAATGAAGCCAAAGCAGAAATGAACGAATAGTGGCAGAACGCAAAGACCGAATGGCTTTGCTTTCACGCTACAGCAAATACCATACTGCAAAGTATGAGCAAAAGCCATCCTTAAATCTAAATGTGGAACAATGGGCAGCAGATGCCCTCATTGAGTCATACGGAATAGGACAGTGTTATGATTTACTTGAGTATTATTTTAATATCGCTCAGTCTCCTTCTTGGAATTACTTTTCGTACAATACGGAGAAAATACTTCAGGCAAAACTAGAAAAAGAAAAAGATATACAGGAACGAGCAGAACGTCGCAAAAAGGCTAAGGAGTGGTTGAGTGAATAACACAGAGGCAAAAGTAATATCAGCAGTATTAGAAGATAAGCAAGTTCATGTACTGTTACAGGCCAATGTTGATAACCTGCTTAGAACTCATAATGATGTTTGGGAATTTATTCGTAATTATTTTGAACATAATAGTGCGGTACCACCAGTATCGCTTGTCGTTGAAAGATTCAGAGATTTTCACCCAATCGATGGCGTAGGCGCAACAAAGCATCATTTAGAAGAATTACAGACAGAATATTTAACAGATAATTTAAAAGACATTCTTCGCAATGCAGCGGGAGATGTTCAGTCTGGCAATGGAACAAAGGCTTTGGATAATCTGATCACACAGACATCTGAACTAAAAAAGAACACATCTGCAATTCGTGATATTGATGTAACAGATCTTGACTCAGCATTGGCTTATTTTGAAAATGTAAAGAAGCAGCAAGAACTTGGACTGGTTGGTATTAAAACTGGTCTTCCAGGTTTTGATAATTATCTTCCTGCTGGAATTATGCCAGGTCAATTAGGAGTATTCCTTGCATACCCTGGAATTGGAAAATCTTGGTTGGCTCTTTATTTTGCAGTGCAGGCATGGAAGCAGGGAAAGTCACCATTAGTCATCTCACTTGAAATGTCTGAGACAGAAGTTCGTAACCGTGTATTTACAATTATGGGCGAAGGTCTTTGGTCACATCGTAAGTTAAGTAGTGGAGATGTTGAACTAGATACTTTAAAAATGTGGCATGCAAAGCATCTGCAGGGTAAGCCAGAATTTCATATCATCTCTAATGATTCAGGTGGAGAGATCAATCCTTCAGTACTTCGTGGAAAGATTGATCAGTACAAGCCAGACTTTGTTATTGTAGACTATCTTCAGTTAATGAGTCCAAATCAGAAGTCCGATAACGAAACAGTACGAATGAAAAACCTTTCACGAGAACTTAAACTTATGGCTATTGGCGAAGAGGTTCCTATCATTGCTATCTCATCCGCTACACCTGATGACTCTAACGATCTTTCAGCGGTTCCTACACTAGGACAAACAGCGTGGTCCAAGCAGATTGCCTACGATGCTGACTGGGTAATTGCTCTGGGTCGTGGCGCTAACTCAGATATTATTGAATGTGCCTTTAGAAAGAACCGTAATGGATTTATGGGAGATTTCTTGGTACAGGTTGATTTTGACAAGGGATACTACAGATATAAAGATTATGAAGATAAGCCGTTATAATATGGTATGGAAAATTTTCACCATAAGTCGATCAAAAGGTTTAATCTCAGCGGGATTATCCAAGATGAATCGTCATTGGGAAGACTTAAGCAGGAATATATTAGGCTACTTACCTCAGAGATGCGTATCTGTGGGTATGTGCCAAGAATTGATATTGACCCAGACTTTACTATAGACTATAATGAGAGTAAGCAATATTTTGAATTTGAAATATCACTACATGGAGTATATGCAGGAAAGAAGAAAAGCGAATGGATATTAGGGATAGACGTAAGCAAGCCAATTTATACACAAAAGAGCAAGTCCAAAGAGTTATCACGGGAGCGGGGGTAACTATAGAGGCTGAGGTAGACTCAGACTATATTATCTTCTGTCCTTTTCACAATAACACAAGAACGCCTGCTGGAGAAATTGACAAAACTAATGGAACATTTTTTTGTTTTGCATGCCACAAAATTGCAGACTTAGTTGAATTCATTATGCATATGACTGGCAGAACCTACTTTGAATCAATTAGATTTATTAAAAGCAAAGAGGTAGAAGGTAATCTGGAGCAAGATATTAATAAGGCTCTTTATACAAAGCCAGAATTCACACCATTTGATGAATTAATTATTAAAAGACTACACAACAATCTCTTGGCTTCAGAAAGAGGCAAGGCTTACTTTAATTATAGAAAGATTACTTCTCAGTCATGTAGTAAATTTAGTTTGGGTTATTCAGAAAAACAAGACATGGTTACTGTTCCAGTCCATAGTCCAGATGGAATTACCATAGGCTTTGTTGGAAGATCCATTGAGGGTAAAGAATTTAAAAATACACCAGGACTTCCAAAAAGTAAAACATTATTTAATTTAAACAGAGTTAAAACATCAAGTCGTGTCTATGTTGTAGAATCATCGTTCGATGCCATCAGACTTGATCAGGTAGGCTTTGCTGCGGTAGCCACATTAGGTGCAACACTTTCAAATGCACAAATAGATTTGCTTCAAAAGTATTTTAATGATATCATTATCATTGCAGATAACGATGAAGCAGGCAGTAACATGAGAACTAAGATAATTGAAAAACTTGGATCTCGTGTTTCTGTAATACAACTAGATAAAAAATACAAAGACATAGGTGACATGGATGACGATGCAATTAAAAACCTTGAGTTTAGATTTGACAAATCCATATCTTCTATGCTAAACTAATATAACAATAACAAAGGAGAAACATATGAGCGTAATTAAGGGACTCAAAGACATCAATGCCCTGCTCGACAAGCCAAAGTATGAAAGCACAGGACAAAAGGTTCGCTGGGTAAAGTTAGCGGACGGTCAATCAGCAAAGGTTCGTTTTGTAGAAGAACTAGATGCTGACTCAGCAAACTATTCAGAAGCACGAGGTCTTTCTGTTGTAGTTTCAGAACACACAAATCCAAAGGATTATAAGCGTAAGGCTGCATGCACAATGGAATCAGAAGGTCGTTGCTTCGGTTGTGAAATGGCAAAGAAGGAACCTAAGAGCGGATGGAGAGCACGTTTGCGCTTCTACTGCAACGTTCTTATGAGCGATGGACTTGAAGATCCATACATTGCTGTTTGGTCACAAGGCATTTCAAAGCAGTCAGCATTTAACAACATTCGTGAATATGCACTTGACACAGGTAGCATTTCAAATCTTGAATGGAAGTTGAAGCGTAATGGTCAGGGAACTGAAACCAATTACACACTTCTTCCAAGCAAGCCAGATGCAGAACCATTCAATTGGGATGGTTTTGAATACTTCAACCTAGAGAAGGTTGTTCGTGAAGTTCCATATCCAGAGCAGGAAGCATTCTACTTTGGATTTGATACTCCATCCGTTACCAGCACAAACATCGACTGGTAATAGATGTCTTACGTAGGCTTACACGTACATACCCACTATTCCCTCTTTGACGGAATCGCTACTCCAGAAGAATACATTGACCGTGCAGTTGAGTTAGGGATGCCAGCAATTGCCATCACTGACCACGGTACTTTATCTGGGCATAGGGAACTGCACCGTATTGCAAAAGCGAAGGGTATTAAGCCTATACTTGGTGTAGAAGGCTATATGTGTCAAGATAGATTTGATACTAGAGACAAGTCTGAAAGAGACGGAGATCTAGATCTAGTCTACAACCATATAGTTCTTCTCGCCAAGAACCAAGTTGGTTTAGAAAATCTTAATAAGATTAATGAAATTGCCTGGACAGAAGGATATTTCAAGAAGCCAAGATTTGACTTTGAAATTCTTGAAAAGTATTCAGAAGGAATTATTGTTACTTCTGCGTGTCCAAGTAGTGTACTTGTTAAGGCATTAGAGAATAATGAGTTTGCAGTTGCTAAAAAGCACATTGAATGGTTTAAAAGAGTATTTAATGATGATTATTACATTGAGGTAATGCCACACAATCCTGCAGAAATTAATAAGCAACTTATTGCCTTAGCAGACGAATTTGATATTAAAGTTGTAGTAACCCCAGACTGTCACCATAGTTCAGAAGAACAAAAAGAAATTCAGGAATTTAAGTTATTGCTTAACACACATGTTAAGATTGATAAAGAGCATACCTTTGAAAAATCAAAAAAGTATACTAATATGATGGAACGCCTAGACTATCTCTATGGGCATGATCGTCAAATTACTTTTAACGAATTCGATATTCATTTGCTTTCCTATGAGGAAATGAAGTCTGCAATGGAGGCTCAGGGAGTTGATAGACCAGATATCTATGCCAATACCCTTGAGATTGCTGACAAGGTTACAGATTATGGTATTCAAGAGGGCATAGACCTTCTTCCAGTACAGTATAAGAATCCAGATAAAGAATTAAAAGAACTTGCCCTCGAAGGACTAAAAGAACGAGGACTTCATGAAAATCAGGAATACCTAGATAGATTAGACGAAGAATTAAAAGTTATTAAGGATAAGAAGTTTGGTCCTTACTTTCTTGTTGTACGTAACATGATTACGTGGGCAAAGAAAGAAGGTATTATGGTTGGCCCAGGTCGTGGTTCTGCTGCAGGTTCCCTGTTGTGCTATGCACTAAGAATTACAGATATTGATCCAATTAAACATAAACTTCTTTTCTTCCGTTTTATTAACCCAGAACGTAATGACTTTCCAGATATTGATACAGATATTCAGGATTCCCGTCGTGAAGAGGTTAAGGACTATCTTGTTAGACAGTATCGACATGTTGCATCGATTGCCACATTCCTTTCTTTTAAAGACAAGGGTGTTGTACGAGATGTTGCACGAGTTTTAAATATTCCATTAACAGATGTAAATAAGGTTCTTAAACTTGTAGATACTTGGGATGAGTACTGTACATCAAAAACAACACGGGAATTCCGTGAGAAATATCCAGAGGTAGAAATTTATGGTGAACAATTACGTGGTCGTATTAGAGGTACTGGCATTCACGCTGCTGGCGTTGTCACTAGTAAGCATCCTATTTTTAAATACGCACCAATGGAAACACGTACTTCTCCTGGTAGCGATGACCGTATTCCTGTTGTTGCGGTGGATATGGAAGAGGCTGAAAAGATTGGTCTCATCAAAATCGACGCACTTGGACTTAAAACTTTAAGTGTGCTTAAAGATGCCCTAACTATTATTGAAGAAAGAGAAGGCAAGAAAATTGATCTTCTCAATATCGATATGGATGACAAAAATGTATACCAGATGCTTTCTGATGGTTATACAAAGGGTGTGTTTCAGTGTGAAGCAACACCATATACAAACTTGCTAATTAAGATGGGTGTTAAAAATCTTTCAGAACTTGCTGCATCAAATGCTCTAGTTCGTCCAGGAGCAATGAACACAATTGGTAAAGACTACATTGAACGTAAGCATGGTCGTCAGAATATTGGCTATACACACCAAGTATTGAAGGAGTTTACGGAGGAAACCTATGGTTGTATTCTTTACCAGGAACAAGTTATGCAAGCATGCGTATCGCTTGGCGGTATGTCCATGTCGGAAGCAGATAAAGTTAGAAAAATCATTGGAAAGAAAAAAGATGCTAAGGAATTTGACATCTTTAAAGATAAGTTCGTTGAAGGTGCAAGTCGCTTTGTTGCTCCTAATACTGCTCGTGATCTGTGGTCTGACTTTGAAGCGCATGCAGGATACTCTTTTAATAAATCCCACGCCGTTGCCTACTCCACTTTATCATACTGGACAGCATGGCTAAAGTACCACTATCCACTAGAGTTTATGTACTCACTATTAAAAAATGAAAAGGACAAAGATGCACGTACTGAATACCTTATTGAAGCAAAAAGAATGGGCATTAGCATTAAACTTCCTCATATCAATGACTCAGATATTGATTTTAAGATTGAGGGCAAAGGTATTAGATTTGGTTTGTCAGCAATTAAATTTATTTCAGACAAGATTGCTGAAAGATACATTGCAGGGCGTCCTTTTAAGTCGTATGCTGAACTTGAAGAGTTTACTTTTACAAAAGGAAATGGGGTTAACTCTCGTGCTCTTCAGGCACTACGAGTCACTGGTGCAGCAACATTCTTAGATAATCCAAGAAATGATGAAGAGATTAAAGAAAATCTTTATGAGTACTTAAATCTTCCAGAGTTTAATCTTACAGTTCCATCTCACTATTATGCATTCATTACTCCTGCAGAGGATTATGAAGAAAAAGGATCGTTTATCATGATGGGAATGATCAAGGGGATAAAGAGAGGTACTGGTTGGTCTAGAGTTGAACTTCTAGATAAAACTGGTAGTGTTGGAATCTTTGATGAGGAGCAGTCATCTATTGAAGCAGGAAAAACATATCTATTGTTAGCAAATGATAATCGTATAGTTTCTGCAGTACCAATCGATGAATTAAAAACATCTAGTCATGCATTAGTAAAGTTTTTAAATTACCGTATGCTACCATATAAAGATGATGAAATGTTTGTTGTTTCTTTTAAGCCAAGAGTTACAAAGGCTGGAAAGAAAATGGCATCTTTAACAGTTGCAGATGCATCTAGAGATTTGCATTCCGTGACAGTATTCCCTACAGCATTTGCAAAAGCATATATGAAAATTGAAGAGGGAAGTGTTTACAAGTTTAGTTTTGGCAAGACAAAAGACGGTACAGTTATATTGGAGGATATAAATGCTTGATGATCTAGCAGAGCAGTTACATAAGACTGCTGTAGAAAAAGGCTTTTGGCCTGAAGAAACAGATGATATCTTTATTGCAAAACAATGTATGATGATAGTATCTGAAGTGACAGAGTTGATGGAGGCTATTAGAAAAGATAAAGGTGAAGAAGAGATTGCTTTAGAAACAGCAGATATCTTTATTAGAACCTTGGACCTGTATGCAGGTTTAGTTGAGGCGGGATACACGACTATTTCTTTAGATTATGCTCTGCAAGAAAAGGCAAATATCAACAAAGATAGGCCACAAAAGCATGGGGTGAGATTCTAATGACAGTTACAGTAGAAGATGTTTTGGCACAACTAAATCCAAAACTACGTAAAAGCATTATGTCTGGAGATGCTGTTCCACAAACTGAATATGCTAAAACTCCTAGTTTTGGGCTAAACCGTGCACTTAATGGAGGGCTTCCATATGGCAGACAGGTTCTAATCTGGGGAAGCAAGTCTAGTGCAAAGTCTTCCGTATGTTTACAGACAATTGCTTTGGCTCAACAGGAAGGAAAGATCTGTGCCTGGATTGATGCCGAAATGTCGTATGATAAAAATTGGGCAGCAAGTTTAGGTGTAGACACTTCTAAGTTGATTGTGTCTACAGTACGAACAATTAATGAGATGGTAGATGTGGGTGTACAATTGATGGAGGCAGGAGTTGATCTAATTGTAGTAGATTCAATTACGTCACTTCTTCCAGCAATTTACTTTGAAAAGGATTCAGATGAACTTAAGCAACTTGAGAATACCAAGCAGATTGGAGCGGAGTCTAGAGACTTTAGCAATGCATGGAAAATGCTTAACTATGCTAACAATAAAGTTAAGCCTACTCTCTTTATCCTTATTAGCCAGTCTCGTAATAATATTAATGCTATGTATACTAGCCAGCAGCCTACTGGTGGTCAGGCTACTAAGTTTTATTCCTCTACGGTTATTAAACTATTTTCGTCAGAATCTGACAACCAAGCATTGAAAGGAAAAATACATGTTGGTGACAAACTTATTGAAGAAAAAGTTGGTAGAAAAGTACGATGGGAATTACAGTTTTCCAAAACTTCTCCTGCTTTTCAGTCTGGTGAATATGATTTCTATTTTAGAGGTGATAGTGTTGGGGTTGACAGTATCGGTGATTTGGTTGATACTGCTGAATCACTTGGCATCATAAATCGTACTGGAGCCTGGTATCAGTTAGAAGATGGAACAAAAATTCAGGGACGAGAAGCATTTATTGCAAGAGTAAGAGAGGACCTTGATCTACAAGATATGATTAAGAATAAACTTAATGGCTAGTTATACTGTCTATGAAGGAAAGTTTCTTTGCCAAGTATGTAAAAAAGAAGTGGGCACATTAAGATTATACGCAAATGCTATGGAGGCTACATGGATGTGTAAAGATAAGCACTTGTCAAAAGTTTCATTTGCCACAAAGAAAAAGAAGGATTATGAGCGAGAAGAACGAGAGTAAAAGAATTGGTGCTAAGCAGCACAAAAATTCTGGTAGGAATAGCAAAAAGGGTGATGCCACATGGCAAAACTTTACTGTTGATTTCAAAGAATGCTCTAAATCTTTTGCAATTAACAAAGATGTATGGGCTAAAGCAGTCACTGATGCACTTAAAAATAATAATGATCCAATGATTTTGTTGGTACTAGGAAATGGAAATACAAAAGTAAGACTTGCTATTATGGAATTTGATCTGCTAGAGCAAATAATTGAGGGTATGGTATAATTTTAATATGGTAGAAGTTATTGAAACACACCCACTGAGTAGAAGTAAAGAATACCAAGATTTGGTTGACAATACTGCACAATTAGAGTTTCAAAATTATAATCCACAAATTATTGCTAACGTATTTACAAAAGATCAGATTGATCGTATTTACAAGGTTGTTCTCAACACCCCTCTTTCAGACCTTAAGGTAGGTCCTTGGGGAGGACAGTGTGCTTGGCTCAAAACACATTTTGATTCAGATATCACTGAAAGAATTAATGAAATTGGATTTCATTTATTTGGAGATGAAATTGAATTACAAATGGACTATTCATTTGCTAGATACAGTAGTGAATTTGGATATAAACCAAAACTATTCCCCCATTCTGATTTAAGACCGAAACCGAGATTCTTGCTTGATATTCAACTAAAGACAGATGAATCCTGGGGACTTGTTGTAGAAGAAACAACTTATCACCTAGAAGACAATCAAGCACTTTTCTTTTCTGGAACTAATCAAGTTCATTGGAGAGAAGATAAAACTTTAAGTCCTCATACAAGAATAGATATGCTATTCTGTAATTTTGAATTTAAAGATAATAGATTATTTCATGAAAGTCACAAAGATGTGACTGAAAACAGGGCAATGTTTTTAAAAAATAAGTATAAAATTGAAGATACGCCAGTATTGGCAGATAGGAAAATAAATGAACTACTTTGAAACACCAAACACAGTTGTTGAAAATGTATTTACACAAAATGAGATAAATCAGGTTTATCAAGCGGTGGGAAATAATTCTGGTGGTGAATTTATTCAACCTCACGCACAGGCAAATACATTTATTAAGTTGCCAGATGCGATTGTAGAAAAAATTGAAAAATATGCAAGAGATATTTCTGGAAATGATAATTTAGTGTTGACAGAATATTGTCATTCTCGATATCAAAATGTTACTAGTAATTGTGGTAAATTTCATTTTAAGCCATCTCTATTTCCACATTACGATGAAACATTTAAAGAACCAAGATTTACTTTTGATATACAGTTAAATGCTAATATTGAATGGCCATTAGTTGTTGCTCCAGACACTAAGTTTGTTCTTAAGAATAACCAGGCATTAACTTTTTCAGGTACAAATCAGATTCACTGGAGAGAGCCTGTCTATTTTGAAGATGATCAGTACGTAGAAATGCTGTTCTGTCATTTAACAGATCCTTCGGAACCTCAAAAATCAGATATGGATAATGAATTAGTAAAAGCACAAAGTATAAAATATAAGAGACAATTTTTTGCCAATGGTGGGTTTACAAATGAATCAGAGTGAAAATATTCATAAAGTTGCTAAGATGCATGAGTTTCTGACTGGATTTGAAAAATATAATGTTCCAATTCCATTTTATGTAGAAGACGTATATTCAGATGAGGACTTAAAAGAATTACGTGCAATTTGGAACAAAAACTTGGAACTTAAGCCAATAGCATATGGTCCAAATGAAAAACATGATACAGAGCAACCAGATTTAAATACAAGATATAGACCAAAACATATTAAAAATATGTCAAGACTCCTTCTTGAATTTGATATGCCAAAGCATATTGAGGCTAAACTAGATAAGATTGCTAAACCAGTTTACAATGGCGATATTGCTTTATGTCATTATAACTATATTGAGTATAACTTAAAGTACGGAGATGGCAATGATCCAATCCTACCTCCACATTTAGATGGAGATGAAAATTTAGTCACACTAAATACTAATATTAGTTCTAATATTGATTGGGATTTGTATATTGATGGGGTTAGGTATTCTTTATATCCTGGACAAACCATTATCTTTGCTGCTATTAATCAAGTACACTGGCGACCAAAGAGAAAGTTTAAGGATGGAGAATATTTAGAGATACTTAGTGTAGATTATTGTCCTGTAACTAATTACAGATTTACAGGTGAATCTAATCCAATTGATCCGATACTTTTCCCAGAAGCAAGAAGATCACATACCGAGGCCGTACAAAGACATCCTAAGTCTATTGCTGCATGGAAACAGTATGAAGAAGATCAATCAGGTATTTAAAAACTTTTATACAGATACAGAATATCAAGCACTATCTGAGTATATAGAAAAGGTTGCAAGGCATTCTTTTAATTATACAAAAGAGTATGAGTTGGGCAGATATTATGGTGTTATTAAAGATGTGTGGAATACTGCAGTGTGCATTGGCAATTTTCCAGAAGATCTTTTATTGAAGACACAAAGGTTTGCAGAAGAACATTTCGATGTCAAGGATTTAGAAATCTTTGATATTATTATAATTAAGTATTGTAATGACTTTGGCTTTGTTCCAAAACTTGATCCACATAAAGATGGTGGCACTTTAAAAAAATATACTATTGACTACCAATATAAGGCAAACGTTGATTGGGGAATTTCAGTAGAAGATGATATTTTCGTTTTAAGTAATAATGAGGCGCTTACATTTATAGGAACAGAGCAAAAACATGGAAGACCTGGTAGAATATTTAGTGACAATGAATATGTAGAAAATATTTTTTTTCAATTTATAGAAAAGAGAAAACAAAATGAACAATGAAACAACAATAGAAATGGTAAATGGTCTGTCTGAAATTGCAGACTATATGGAAGATGAAGAGTTAACACAGGCTCTTACCTTTATTGCAAAGGTAATTATTAAGCCAGACATTCCTCTCAATGTGGCAACTGTAGAAATCGTAAGATTGCAGGCAATTGCTGCAAAGATGGCCTTTAAAGCAACTTGGATGGCAAACGTAGATAAGTCTGACCGTGGAAAGAAAAACCTATACTATACAGCAGCAGAGTCAATTAATAATTTGGTCTCAGCATTAAAATACATCACACGATAGTCTGCTATACTTATATACAACAGAAACGAGAAACAAATGACAAAAAGTTTACTACAACAGGTTATGCTTAAAGGTGAAAACAGAAAGAAGGCAGAGGTTCATCCTATTGACCCCCAAGGCCTTGTGAAGGCTATTGAGGCTGGATATGTTGCATCTAGAGGCACAAAGTTTCAAACAAAAAAAACATTTGCCCCATCTACACTTGCTTACTCTCATGGAGAGTGTCCAAGATATTGGTACATAGCATTTGAGGGTGCAGATTTTGAGGATAACTCAGATGCACATGGTGTTGCAAATATGACATCTGGAACTTTATCGCATGGAAGAATTCAGACAGCAATGAGAGATGCAGGTATCCTCATTGATGATGAATTTAAAGTAACATATGCTGATCCTCCAATCTTTGGATATGGCGATGTTCTTTTGAATTGGCAAGGAGAAGAACTCCTTGGCGAAATTAAAACAATGATGAATGAAGCATTTGAATATAGAAAGGCTGCGGGTAAACCAAAAACTGGTCACCTAATTCAATTGCTTATTTATATGAAAATCCTCAAGAAGAGAAATGCTATCTTTATTTATGAAAATAAAAATAATCATGAATTGTTAGTACTTCCTGTTGAGGTTAACGATTATTATGTTCGGTGGGTAGACCAAGCATTTGAGTGGATGAGAGAAGTTCGTAAGGCATGGATGAATAAGACATTGCCAATTAAACATTATAGGTCCAACTCAAAGATATGTAAGACATGTCCAGTACAAAAGGCATGTGCTTCGGCTGGAGAGGGAACTATCAAACTTAGTCCTTTGGAGCCACTGAATGAAGACTTGCCAATGGTGTGATCATAACTTTGAATCAAACATCAGTTATCAAATTTACTGTTCTGTAGAATGTAGAGATGCAGCAACAAAAGAAAAAATTGCTGCTAGATATTTGATAACAAGAAGGCAAAAAAGAGTTGGAAAAGTTCGCAAATGTAAGTCTTGTGGAGAAGAGTTATCCATATATAACGACGACGTACTTTGTTATTTTTGCGAAGTTAATCCAAAAGAAGTAAATAAAGCATTAAAAGAGATGAAGGATTTTTTTAAATGAGTCTTAAAGAGATTGTTTCTGGAAAACCTCCAACAACAATATGTGCGATTGATGCAAGTACTAATAGCCTTGCGTTTGCGCTATTTAATACAGAGGATGAAAATCTTGGATTTATTGGAAAAATTTCTTTTGAAGGAAATAATGTTTATGAAAAAATAATGGATGCTGGTAAAAAAGTTAAAGCAGTTTTTGATTACTATGGTGGGTTTGAGGCAATAGTAATTGAGCATACTGTCTTCATGAATAGCCCTAAGACTGCTGCAGATCTTGCATTAGTTCAGGGGGCTATTCTTGGGGCAGCAGGACAAGCGGGGACTAAAGTTATTGGCAAGGTATCTCCTATTACATGGCAGAACTATATAGGAAATAAGAAGTTATCAAAGGAAGAACAGTTCTATATTAGAACACAAAATCCTGGCAAATCAGTATCATGGTATAAAAACTTTGAAAGAAATCTTAGAAAAGAAAGAACAATTAAGTTTATTAATACTATTTATGATAGGCATATTGAAGATAATGATGTTGCAGATGCTTGCGGAATTGGGCATTGGGCTATGAATAATTGGAATAAGGCTATTGGAGTTGACAAATAACACTATGGCTGCTAAACTATATACTAATGAGGCTTGGCTAAGAAAGAGGTTTTTGATGGATAAAAAGAGTCCACAAGACATTGCAAAAGAATGTGGTGCCAGCGTGGAGACCATTTATGTATACCTTGCCAAATTTGGATTGAGGAAGTCTAAAAGATGAGTGATAAGTTTAATATAACGGTTGATCAGGTCAACCATCCATCTCACTATACAAGTGATCCTTCTGGAATTGAATGTATTCAGATCACTAGACATCGAAATTTTAATATTGGTAACGCTTTTAAATATTTATGGAGAGCGGGAATCAAGGACGACCAAAAACAAATTGAAGATTTACAGAAAGCAATTTTTTATATTCAAGATGAGATTAATAGATTAGAGGGAAAGTATGACAACTGAAGAAGATCTTGTTAAACATCTTGACCAAGTAAATACAGTTGTTGAAGAATACCTAAAGGGGAATGATCCAACAATAATTTCTAAACAACTAGCAATTCCAAGACAAAGAGTCGTTGCTCACATTGATGAGTGGAAGCGCATGGCTTCTGATAATGCTGCAATTCGTGCTAGAGCAAAAGAAGCATTGGTTGGGGCAGATACACATTACAGTAAACTCATTTCAAAATCATATGAGGTCATAGATGAAGCATCAATGACTAATAATCTTAGTGCAAAAACTGCTGCGATTAAACTTGTAATGGATATTGAGTCTAAAAGAATTGACATGCTACAAAAAGCGGGGCTTCTCGAAAACAAAGAGTTAGCAGAGGAAATGCTTGAAATTGAAAAACGACAGGAAGTTTTAGTTCTTATTCTTAAAGATATCGCTGCCGAATATCCAGAAATTAGAGATGAAATTATGCGTAGACTTTCTTCAATTGCAAAAGAAGAAGAAGTTATTACAGTGGTGAGTTCAAATGTTTGATGATTTTTTAGATGCATTAAAAGATGATCATTTTGCAGAGCGTCCAGTTGACGTCAAAGCGTTTGTAGAGGGTGAAGACTTTTTAAATCAACCACCATTATCTGCAGTTCAGTATGACATTGTGGAAGCAATGAGTCAGATTTATCGAAAAGAAGATCTTCAATATTTGATGGGTGCAGAAGAGGGGGCACGACATTATGCAAAATACACTAAAAACGAAATCATTCTTCAATTGGGCAAAGGTAGTGGTAAAGACCACACTTCTACTGTGGGTTGTGCTTATGCCGTTTATAAGTTATTATGTCTTAAAGATCCTGCAAGATACTTCGGAAAACCACCAGGAGATGCTATAGATATTATTAACGTTGCTATTAATGCTCAACAGGCAAAGAACGTTTTCTTTAAAGGATTTAAAACAAAGATTGAAAAGTCTCCATGGTTTGCTGGAAAATACAATGCAAAGGCAGAGTCTATTGAGTTTGACAAGTCTGTAACTGTTTATTCTGGACACTCAGAAAGAGAATCTCATGAGGGATTGAACTTGCTTATAGCAGTACTTGATGAGATTTCTGGCTTTGCTACTGAAATTACAAGTGGCAATGATCAGGGAAAGACTGCAGACAATATTTATAAAGCATTCCGTGCATCTGTAGATTCTCGTTTTCCAGATTTAGGAAAGGTTGCATTACTATCATTTCCACGTTTTCCAGGTGACTTCATTTCAACAAGATATGATGAGGTTATTGCAGAAAAACAAACTGTGCAAAAGACACATAAATTTATATTAAATCCAGATTTGCCAGAAAACCAAGAGGGTAACTCATTAGAAATTGAGTGGGAAGAAGATGAGATTATTTCTTATAAATATCCAGGAGTATTTGCATTAAAGAAACCAACATGGGAAGTAAACCCAACAAGAAAAATTAATGATTTTAAAATTGCATTCTTTACAGATATGGGAGATGCCATGCAGCGCTTTGCATGTGTACCAACATATATGTCAGATGCGTTTTTTAAACAACGTGAAAAAGTTCGTGCATCAATGACAGTTAGAAATCCATTAGATCAGTTTAGACGCTTTGACGAATCGTTTAAGCCAGATCCAGATAAAGTTTATTATGTACATGCTGACCTTGCACAAAAACATGACAAATGTGCGGTAGCAATTGCACACGTTGACAAGTGGGTAAACATTCAGGTTATTAATAACTATGAACAGGTGGCTCCAATTGTAGTGGTAGATGCAGTCGCATACTGGGAACCAAAGGTAGAAGGACCAGTAGACCTTTCTGAAGTTAAACAATGGATTCAAAATCTCAGAAGACTTGGTTTTAATATTGGGATGGTCACTTTTGACCGTTGGCAATCTTTTGATATTCAAAATGAATTGAAACAAATTGGCATGAGAACTGATACTGTTTCTGTTGCTAAAAAGCACTATGAGGATATGGCAATGCTTGTATACGAAGAACGATTGGCCATGCCAGCAATCGAACTTTTGTTTGAAGAGTTAACAGAGTTAAAAATTACAAAAAATGGTAAAAATGTAGACCACCCAAGAAAATTATCTAAAGACTTGGCCGATGCTGTTTGTGGTGCGATTTTTGGTGCTATTTCTTATACACCTAAAAACAATCTACAGGAGGTAGAGGTTCATACTTTCAGGGATCGTCCAAAGACAGAATTTGACACCCCTAAAGACAATGTGATACAATATAAACCTATGCCAAAAGAAGTCAAAGACTACTTGGATAGATTAAAACTAATATAAAAAATGAAAAGAGGAAATGAATGAATTCATTTAAGAAAATCGCTCTAGGTATGGTTGCAGCCATCACCGTGAGCACACTTGTTGCAACACCTGCAAGTGCTGCTACCACAACCCTCACGGTTGGCGGATCATCACCTGCAACTGCTGGTACAACAACAGCAACTGCAATTGCACTTCCAGTTCCTGCAGATAACTCTGTAGATTCTGCGGATGCTCTTAAGATTGCACTGACTGGCCTTGATACAGGTACAGTTGTTTCTGCAGTCGCAACCAATGGAAAGATCGTAACTGCTCTTGCTACATCAGCAGCACCAGTTACAGCATCTGCTGGTTCATCATCAGCATCAGTCAGCACTGGTACAGGTACTACTGCTGATTTTTATGTTTTCACAACTACAACTGCTCCAGGTACTGTATCTGTAACTATTGGTGGAAATGTAACAACATACTATTTTGCTGGTACAGCAGGAGCACTTAATACGATTGCTCTTGAAGGAGCAACATCAGGTGCTGCTGGTACAACATACACAGCAACAGTTCGTGGCTATGACGTATTTGGAAATGCTAAGGGCGGAGCATCAATCAGCCTTCAGTACATTACTCCATCTGCTTCAACAACATACTCACTAACAACTGATACAGCAACAGCAACTCTTGGCTCAAAGACACAGGATGTAACACTTCCAGCATCTGGATCAGTGACACTTGTTGCCACAGCAACAGTTGCATCTGCAGTTACAGGTCTTGCAGCACCACTTGGTGTTATTGTTAAGACTGCCACAGTTCGTGATCTTGCTGCAGAACTAACTGCAAAGAATGCTGAACTTGCTACAGCAATTGCACAACTTGCTGCTGAAAAGGCTGCAGGAGTAAAGGCACTTGCCGATGCAAAGGCACTTGCCGATGCAGAACTAGCAAAGTCTAAGGCAGAAACTGCTAAGGCTGTTGCAGATCTTGCAATTGCAAATGCTGCACTTGCTAAGGCTAATGCTGATAATGCTGCTGCACTTGCTGCAGTAAAGAAGGCATTTAATGCGCTTGCTGCAAAGTGGAACAAGGCTAATCCAAAGTCTAAGGTTGCCACACTTAAGTAATTAAAACTTAAAAGATTAAGGGCTAGTACAGAAGTGCTAGTCCTTTTTCTTTTATAATAAAATGGTATAATAGCCTTATCAGACATCTGGTCTGCTAAGGGGGAAGGAAAATAAAGTCATTTTTACTAAAAACAAGTTTTATAGGATTACTTCTAACACTATGGATGATCTTTTCTCCAGCAGAAAGGGCTCATGCTGACGAGGTTACTGTTCAAGTAAGTCCTTCAACTACCCCTATTTCAGATACAAGCACTGTACAGATTACAATAGAAACTGTAGAGGCTAAAGTGGAGACAGCAGTAGCAACCTTAAATACAGAGGCTCAGGCACAATCTACAGCCATTATAAATACAGTAGTGTCCAATAATCCAACGGTAGATACTCAAACAGCCATTCAGATAGCCACTACAACAGAGCCAATTGCCACCGCTATATCTGAGGCAACAACAAAGGTTCAAGATGCTAATACAGCAATTCAGTCAGCAGAGACAGCAATTTCCGTTGCAACAATAGCACAGGCTAATGTTGAGTCTCAAACAGCCATTGTTGCTGAGGCTACAGCAACAGTTGAGTCTGCTACGGCAACAGTAGAAGTTGCTACAACTGCTGTTGAATTACAAACCGCTGTAGTTGCTGCGGACATTACTGCCGTATCAAATTCTCAAACAGCCTTAGATGCAGCAGTTGCACTGCCACCTAGCGCCATGACCTATACAACTTCTGGGTATGTAGCACCTGTTACTCCAGAAACTCCAACTGTTACCACAACAACTCTTCCCGCTATGTGGGATGCTGCTACACAGATTCAAACACCATTTGATGTAAAAATGGGAGATACTGTTTTTAATGGTCAAGGAACCAACAGTCAAATTTATGTAAGTTCGAAAGCAACCATCTCGTTTGGTGGTGCAGATTACACATATTGGGATTGGCCAAATATGACTCAGGATGGAATTTATGTATTTCAGTCTGATTACATGAGTGCAGGAAATGGTGCATCTATAACTGTAACTACTACAGAAACTACCTTGAGTATTGACTGGACTCTTCACCGTTTTGGAGACAACAACGGCCCCCTTACCTATATTACCTGGGATATGACAGTTAATCCAGAAACTGGTGAGTGGACTGGCGCAGGAACTATGACTGGAAACACAGATGTTTACGGTGGTCCAAGAACTGGTGTTCGTCAAGACAATGTGCTAACTGTGGTACCTGTTTTAGATAATACCCAAAAGACAGCCCTCATTGAAAGCGCTACTCAAACTCTTGCTACCGCTCAAACAACTTTGACTAATGATCAGTCAACCTTAGAAATTTTAACAACGGCAAAAGTTGAAGCAGAACAAAACCTAACAACGGCTCAAGAAAACCTAACAACAGAACAGCAAAACCTAACAACTGCAAATCAAAACCTAACAACTGCTATTCAAACAGCAGATTCTTTGGCAAATACAGCAACAACAAAAGTAAATGAAGCAGTAACAGCAATGACAAATGCTGCTCAAGTTACTACAAATTATTATGCAGAGCAACAAAGAATAGCAGCAGAAAATGCTAGAATTGCTGCAGAGGCAGAAGCAGCACGACAAGCAGCAATAGCAGCACAGGCTGCAAGAGAGGCTGCAGCAGCAGAAGCAGCAGCCCAAGCAGCAGCACAGGCAGCAGCCCAAGCAGAGGCTCAGGCTAAAGCCGCTGCAGAAGCAGCAGCCAAGGCAGAGGCAGAAGCAAAGGCAGCAGCAGAAGCAGCAGTCAAGGCTGAGGCTGATCGTATTGCTGCAGAACAAGCAGCAGCAGAAGCGGAAGCAAAAGCAAAAGCAGAGGCAGATGCTGCTGCACAGGCTGAGGCTGAAAAGTTAGCAGCAGAAGCAGAGGCTAAGGCACAGGCAGAAGCACAAGCAAAAGCAGAAGCAGAGGCTAAGGCTCAAGAAGAAGCAAATGCTAAAGCAAAAGCGGAAGCCAAAGCCCAAGCAGAGGCTGATGCTAAGGCAGAAGCAGATAAAGCAGCAGCAGAACAGGCAGCAAAAGACCAGGCTGCTAAAGATGCACAAGAAAAAGCAGATGCTGCTAAAGCGGAAGCAGATAAAGCAAAAGAGGCAGAGACTGGCTTAAAGCCAAATAGCCCAGATCAACTTTCAGATACAGTAGTAAAAGAAGCACCAAAAGAAGTGCTAGTTCCACACATACAACAGGATAAGCCAGGAATAGAAAATGGCGGAATACAATTCTTTGGAACAAAATCAGCACCTCAAGTTGTGGGGGAAGATGGAAAACTTACACCACCCGCTCCGCCTCCAGGATCAGGCCTACCAATTCCACCAGATGCGATTACAACGCAGGATACATTTATAGGGCAACCTGGAGGCACAACATTTAATGCACCAGATATTGCAGTGCCAGTATTAGTTACATATGTGTGTAAAGATATTACAAAAGAAGATGGAACAATGGTACATGTTGACTTAGATGGAAATGAACATCCAATTGAGCAGTGTACATATCTTCCAGCAGCACTTGATGCTATTCCAGGTGCAGGTGCAGCGGTTCAGGCAGTTAGTGAGGCATTCGCAGCATTGGCTAATATCGGAAATGATATGAGTCCTATTACAAGAAAGAAAGCAAAGAAAGTACTGATCGCAACAATAATTGCAGGTCCAGTACTAAGAAGGAGGTTCGGACAATGATGAAAGCAATATGGGAGTTTTTTAAAGATATTTCAGCAGATTTTTTCAGTGAGATCTGGACATTTGTTGGGTTATTCTCAGCATGGCTCGTTCTTACTGGATCAGCCAAAACAGTTATTGGAAATGTAACTTTAGTATCATTTTTAGTGTGGATACTTACACTAAGATTAAGAAATCCAAAAGATAAGGAGGAATAAATATGAATGGTGTAAAAAATATTTGGAACATCCTCATGCGTATTGTTGCAGTATTTGCTGCTAACGGACTAGCAGTTATTGGTGCTGGTGCCATCGCAGGTATATCAACAGTAAAGGCTATTACAGTTGCTGGACTTACAGCAGTAGCAGCAGTGATAGAAAAGTTGGCTCGTGCATTTATGGACGATGGTAGACTTACAGCAGATGAGATTAATTCAGCATTCTCTACAACAGACAAAAATGCAGTAACTGTAGAAGATATGGTAGTTGAAAAGCGTAGAGCAAAATCAAAGGCGTAAAAAATGTATTCTCCTGATGTATGGTATACTTAAAATCTATACATTAGGAGAATATTTTTGTCTATATACGAACCACAAGACAGTCTGTTTCAAGAAAATATAGTGTTTGGAACAGTACCGCTAGGAAATCCAGCAGATACATCATTTAATCTTTTACGTCATTTAAATGCTGCAGATATTATAGTTGTTGAAACAGTTAGTCAGTTTTCTAGATTGATATCTGGTCTTAGAGATTATTTTAATAGGGTTCAAACTGGCGTTCAAATTGAACCACATGCAACAATTTATGTATATAATTTAAGAGATCAACGAGATCATATTGAACACATGAATGCATTTTTGCTTGATGAGGCCTTTAATAAAAATAAAAAAATTCTTGTTGTTTCAGATGAGGGATGCTCTAACTTTTTAGATCCTGGATCATTTTTAAAATATTATTGTATTGAAAAAAATATTGCATACAAAACATTACCTGGGCCAAATTCAATTATTGCAGCAATTACTAGTGCACATAGTCCAGTAGGAAATTTTGCATTTAGTATAGATACAGAATTATTAGATGAAAAAGAAAAAGAAAAGTATTTTTCTGGTTTAAAGAATTTAAGTTGTCCAATTATCTTTACAACAAATCCAGAAACACTTAAAGATTCTCTGGTAGATTTTCATAAATATTTTGGTAACGAATACTACGCTGAATTGTTTATTAATTTAACTAGAAAAAATGAAAAGGTTATTCGTGGCTCTTCTTTAGAGGTGTTGGATTATGTTCAACAAAATCCATCTGAGTTTAATTATTTTAATGAAAATGAAAATAATCGATATGCATTTTTAATTTCTCCGCCTGTGGAAAAAATATATGATCCCCAGAGAGAAATGCAACCTTATGAGTATTAGTTGTTGACTTTAGGGTTGATTGATGGTATACTGGTAGTGTGTATTCTGGGACTACTGTCCCCTGGGTTTTGAAAGGCTTCAAGTGACTAAACATCGTTCATCAATATTTAGGCTGTGCGAAGAATATTATCATAAAAATTTAGAACATGATGCTATTGAAGCAACTTATGCCAACAATCCTGACCATAATAATTATTGGAACGACTATTCTTATCATCCCACCGACCCATTTCTAAGGGTGGCTAAGTCATATAAAAAGAAGTTAGAACTAGCAGAGCCAATAGATCGCTATGATGAATTAGCAAAAGCCATTATTTTAAATGACATTAATGATTATATAGATAATCATGATGATTTATGGACTTATGTCTATTTTGGATCTGTATTTTCAGAACCACAAACTATCTTTGAAGTGTTTGAAGTAATGCCAAAAGAAACTAAAAAAGATATTTTAAACATTATAAAGCGTTTAGAGAAAATTCCTGTTGCCCTTAATCAGTGGGCATCATCACTAAAAGATATGCATGTTTTGGGAAGCATGAATTCTAAGTTGAGAGTAAAGTTTACAATAGACAATCTTAATAATTATGCAGATGGCAAACTCACTAAATTTGTAACTGACATTGATCAAACTAATAAGCGATTATTGAAGGCTGCCAAAGAAGCAGAAATTGCATTTGAACAAATTGCCTCATGGCTAGAAGTTAAATACAGTCCTGTTGCTGATGATAATTGGAGAGTTGGCAAAGAAAGATATATTAAAACTGTTAGACAACAAACTGGTTTAACAATTGTTCCAAAAGATATTTATAATTGGGGACTTAAAGAACTAGATTCAATTAATGCCCAAATGTGGGAGATTGGTAAGCAAATCAATCCTAGTGCTACGAAGTTAACAGACTTTTCAGAAACATTAAACAATGATTCACGATACATAGTGCATGGCAAAGACAATTTTAAGAAATTTCTTGAGGGCGTAACTGCTATGGCTATTTCTGAAATGAATGGAAAATATTTTACACTACCTACTGCAATTAAAAAATGTGAAGTTGTTATGGATGAGGATACTATTGATGAATCACCATACTATAAGGGTCCATCAGATGACTTAACTCGTCCAGGAAGAACTTACTATCCTACTTTGGGTAGAGAACAATATACAACTTGGGAAAACTATTCAACATGGTTCCACGAGTCTGTTCCTGGACACCACATGCAAATTGCTACAGCAACATTAAACAAAGATACACTAAGTGTATATCAAAGAGAGTCTGGTTGGAATTCTGGATACGGCGAAGGTTGGGCATTATATTCAGAAAGATTAATGGATGAACTTGGATATTTTGATGACCCAGGATATAAAATGGGGTACCTTCTTTGTCAAGCAATGAGAGCAGCAAGATTGGTGGTTGATGTTGGACTACATCTTGGGTATGATGACCCCAATGGTAACATTTGGACTCCAGAATCTGCCACGGAATTTATGAAAGAACGAGCATTGCTTAACCACAGTTATGCTGTTAGTGAAATAAATAGATATATCTCATGGGCAGGTCAGGCAATTACTTATAAACTAGGTGAAAAGGTTTGGCTAGAGGCACGAGAAAGTGCCAAACAAAGACTTGGCGACAAATTTGATCTTAAGAAATTTCATATGCATGCTCTCAAACTTGGCCCAATGGGATTGGATATTCTTAAAGCAGAACTTGACAAGTGGAATGGGAAGTAGTAGAATTAGTATATGAATCATTCACATGAAGAAGACTTGTCTCAAGAGGAGCAAGAGTTTGGTATTTGGCTTTCAAGCGGTATTGATCGTGGTTGGATTACTCCTCCATATTGCAATACACATGACGGTGGATACGAATATATGGGTGAGGAAGAGTTAGAAGAGTGGGACGCAGGGGGCGACCCATGTTGTCATGTCGTCAGATTGATGATATCGTAAAAA